CGGGTTGGCCCAGCCGCTGTAGCCGCCACCACCACCGCCGACGCAACAGGCCGAGACCTTAGTGACACCGGGAGGGCACACCCACGTGTAGCTGCCAGGGGTCAGGAATTCCTCCTGACCGGCGAGCTGCCACCAATTCGAGTCACGCACGTAGGCGCTATAGGCGTTCAGCGAGTAGACGCCCGAGCGGGCGCCTGTGTTCTCACCAAAGCATTTTTTGTTCTTTGTCATCGGCCGTCACCTCAAGCAGTGATTTCGAGGATGCCGATCGTTGCGTCGATGTTGTTGTTCGAGCTGCTGGTGAGCTTCAGAGCTTCGCCAGCCTCCAGGATCACCTTGTTCTGCACGACCTCAAGGCCAGTGTTGGCCGCGATGCCTGCAGAGTTGATCAGGGTGGAGGCCACCGAGCCGCTGACATCGAGCACCTGGACGGTGATGTCAACCACAGAGTTTGTGGTGTTAGCGCAAGAGACAGACAGCACAACTGCGCCATCTCCGGTGTTGGTTGGCGCTGTGTAGACGACGGTGCCGGAGGATGAGATGGCGCCGCCTGCGCGCTTGAAAGTTTCAGCCATTGGTCGTTTCCTTTAGTGATTAGCCGAGAGCGACGGCCAGGCCGATGCTGGCGCCTTTGTTTGATTGAATCTGTCCGTCAACGTATTGACGGGTCGTCGCATGTAGAGCGGACGAGGGGTCCTGAGCGAGGGTCAGATCCCCGGTCATGGTGTCTCCAGCCTTGTCCAGCTTCGCGGCCAGGCCGGTGGTGACGGTCGAAGCGAAGTTGGCGTCGTCCCCGAGGGCGGTTGCCAACTCGTTCAATGTGTCGAGCGCGGCTGAGCTGCCGTCGACCAGGCCGTCGATGGCGGCCTGGATCAAACCATTCACGACCGTCAGCGTCGGACGGTCGTACATGTCGGTGTCGATAGCATCCAGGGCGTCCCGCAGGCGGACAACGTCCGCCGCGAGCAGGTTGCTGGGGTAGGGCTTCGGATAGTTGCCCTGTGCTGTACGGGTGTCTGTAGTCATGAGATCAAACCATCACTGCGCGAAGTTTGCGGACGAGAGGTCGGCCAGCAGCCGAACCGGTGAGAGTGAGCTTCACCTTCGTGGCGCTCATTCCTGAGATGCCGGTGTCTTCGTAGACGTACTCGACCCAGCCGTCTCCGACCTGAGTCGCGCTGGCGAGGCTCAGGTTCTGGAAGCCGCCGTTGTCGTACTGCGGAGTGACGGCTGCGCCGGACTCCAGCTTGGCCTCGTAGACCACCCGCATGGTTGATGCGCCCGAGGTCACGTCGAACTCGCGGCCGACGTAGGTGCCGGTCGTGTCGAGAGTGCCGGGGAGGCTAAGGACGCCGGGATAGAGGATCGGCGATTCCTTGGTGGTTCCCTCCAAGACCGCCTGGACCTGGATGGTGTCGCTGATGCTGGCCTCAAGGGGGATCGACTGATCCGGGGCCAGGTTGAAGATCTCGCCGGTGCTGCGCGTGTAGCGGAAGCTGACGCGGGTCTGATCTCCAGGCACGTCGACCGGAGCGGTGACGAGCAGGTCGGTCATGTTGCTGACCGTCAGAGATCCGAGGTTGATCGTCTGGGATGTCGCGGTGAACTCGGCGACGTTGATCTGGAACTTGAGGTCCATGTCGTTGTGGACCGTCCAGCTGGAGGCGTTGGAGCTGCTCAGCAGAACGCCGATCGTGTAGGGCTGTTGGCTCACCCACTGGTTGGCGGTTGAGTCGAACTTGCCCAGCTCGGCTACGCGCATCGAGTGGTCCTGGTCGTCGGTCAGGAAGACGAGCCAATACTCCTGTTCTGCGTTCAGGTAGATCGGGAACGGGAAGTCGACGCGGGTCGCGCCGGAGGTGTTCAGATCGGATGCCTTGACGCGGACCTGCAGGAGTGCCTCGCGCGTGGGCTGTCCGTTGTCGGACTCACGCAGCTGAACCACCAAATCCTTGGTGCCGACGTCGTGCATGAAGATGTCGACGGAGGTCACGTGGCGTGACTCGTCGAGGCTGAACGACTGGGCCAGAGGATCCCATCCCCACCAGACGGGGGGCTGCCACCAGAAGTTGGTCGTGGTGGTCGTGACCTGATTGAACCGGCGGGTGATGAGGGTTCCCTGTCCGGTGTAGGTAGCCATGCCGAGGCTGCCCTGATCGCCGAGGAAGCGGACCTCCTTGGAACCTGCGGGGATGCCTGCGGGCACCGTGAAGCTGCCGGTGACCAGGCCGGTGTTGTCGGCGGTTTCGCCGTTGTTGCCCAGGTCCTGTCCGTCGAACTCGATGTTGTCGAGATTCTCACCAGCGTCGAAGCCTTCGACCCGGAAGTCGACGGTCGTCTGCCGCAGGGTCTCGATGTTCTGCTGGTTCTCGAAGACGAGGTTGGTGACAGTGCTGACGGTGGTCGAGGACCGGTTGCCCCAGCCAGTAGTGAAGCTCTGTGTGCTGAAGGTCGTCTGCTCGTCGGTGACGATCCAGAGGTCAATCGCGGGATCCAGCTCGACGACCGCGGGAATCGGGTCGAAGTTGCCGTAGGGGTTCACCTTCATGAACCCGGTCGACAGGCTCTGGGTGACGATCGGGGCCTGCGTGTAGGGGAGCAGCTGGAAGCTGTCGTTGTTCTGCGAGGGACGGACCGGCGAGCCGTTGACGGCTAGCTGCAGCTCCTCGGCCACGATCACAGCGTCCTGTGAGACGCCAGCGTCGCGGAGGTCTCCGTCGATGAAAGGGTCGGTGAACAGGCCGAACTTGGCGGTCGGCTCACGCGAGGAGATGTCCCGCTGCAGACGCTCGTCCGCGACCAGCTCATACAGGTCGACGATGGCCTCCTTCATCTGCGTCTGTTCACGCATCGAGGTGACGCGGATCCCGTCGTTGTCGACGAGTGGCGTGCTGTAGGACAGCCAGTCCTGGTAGTAGTTGGCGATGCCGAGCATGTCGGCGGGAATCAGCGGAGCCTCGGGCTGGAAGGCCGTGGAGGTGCCGCGAATGCGGTGGAAGTAGCCGTCGCCGTCGAGAACGATGCGGTCGATGCGAGGCATCTTCCAGTTGTAGTCAACGAGCACCAGCGAACTGGCGACCGCACCAGTCACCTCGAAGGTGCCTGCGTCGGGGTCGATGTTCTGAGGGGTGACGCTGGTCAGGTACTGATAGGTCACCGAGTAGGTGGAACCCGGAGCGGGCTCTGCACCTGAGGGTGTCCAATCGACCTGATCTGCGGTCAGGTTGTAGTCGTTGCCTGCGGCATAGGTCGTCGCCCCCTGGCTGACGCTGATGATCTGCAGGATCGAAGTGTCCGGCAGCACGTCCAGAGCGCCTGTGAAGGAGCCGTGGGTCAGGGTGACGGTCTTCTCCTCGGTGATCACCACGTCCTGCACCGCGTTCAGCGGCTTGCGGTTGACGGTGATCGTCTGAGTGCCCGCGCCTGAGGACACCTTGGGCTCGTTGGCGATCGACTGGAGGTCGGGGTCGATCGTGTAGCTGAGGCGGGTCGCGGTCGGCTTGCTGACCTTCTTGCCGGTGATGTTGGCGACGCCCTCAGCGACCGTGAAGATGTAGTTGGACTGGGTGACGTCCTTGCCGAGAGCCGTGACGCGGTGGCCGCGCACGATGTAGCTGCCGTTTGCGTCGTAGTCGTAGCGAGCCACGAGACGCTTGACGCTGTCCAGCTCCGGAGGATCGAAGGCCTGGACCAGAGCGCCGTTCAGGACGTCGTAGACGCCATAGAAGTCGCCGGTCGCACCGTCACCTGACCAGCCCCAGGAGATCTCGCGCTTGGTTCGCCCAGCGCCGGGCTCCTGATAGTTGCGTGTGCCGGTCGCGGGGTCGCGCAGGCTGGCGTCCTCGAGTTCCGTGACGGTCGAGGTCACGACTCGGATGCCGATCTGCAGACCGCCGGTCGTCGGGATCTGGAAGGTGGCCTGAGCCACCTCGCGAACAGCGCCCAGCACGAAGATCGCGCCAGCGTTCATGATCACGTCGCCGGTCGCCGGGTCCAGGACGGCAGCACCACCGCGAACGATGGAACCGTCCTGGAAGATCGCCCCGGCGATCTTGGTCAGCCGGTCGCTCAGGATCGACTGGAGTTCGTTGAGTTCGGCCGACTGCAGACCCTTGGACGCCCTGAAGTCGAGGCTGTCGAAGTTGTCAGTCGAGTCGAAACGGTTGTAATAGCCTTGCAATGACATTTTGGGCGCCTCAGAAAGTCAGAACGAACTCGAAGGTCTCCCGAGTCGCGGGCGTCCGGATGATGCTCGCGACGTGTTCCAGCAAGTACAAGGTGCCGTCGTCCGTCACGTCGGTGTCGGGGAAGAACATCTGACCCGCTGGGAGACCGGCAGTCGTTTGTGTGTCCAGGAAGATTCCGGTTTCGCGGATAGTGCTTGTTGAAGCGTCCGTGAAGTCCAGGGTGAACCTCAGATAGAGGTAGTTGGTTTGCGACGCAGATACGTCGTACCGACCGCTTGGCAGGCTGATTGCGCCCTGCGCCGCTGGAAGCACAAAATCGACCTGAGCGCTCTTGCGATACCCGATGGGATCGAGGAGCCCGGTCGATGTGATGTTCTCCGCTGGGACTCCATTCGTATCCCAGGAAGTGGCGCCTGCGCCGATTCCTAGATAGATGTCCCGCGCAGCGACAGAGGCGGCCAGCCCGGCGCGCCCGGTTGTCACAAGGGTTGCCATTAGGCGATGACCTCCTATGCCGTTTGCATTCTATTGAAAGTGTAAGCGCCCAAAATTGTCGCCACACTCATATCAGCCTAGATGGCTCTGACGATTACACGTCAGCGTCAGATCGTCGTGTGCTTGGACTCGACCACTGTTGAAAGAACGGTCCATCGTTTGATGGTCGCCCACATGAAGAGATCGCCCCAATCGACGCTTGATTGCATCCAATCAACGCTATCCCAGCCATCTGTCGGATCGTCACTCCAGGTCTCTTCGCTGTTCGCCCAGTCAGGCGCTGCAGGTCCGGACCAGTTCGTGTCGTTCCAGTCAATCTCCGAGGGAAGCCACAGGACCGTCGTCTGAACTGAACGGACGTGCTGCCGCGTCTCAAATGTCGCGAGGCGATAGTCGTGAATTGCGTGGTAGTCGCGGTCGAATCGCTCATCGCCGCTGTGCCAGCCAAGCGTCGCGTTGGTCGAGGAAAGCGGGTCGCTGTCACTGAGGACGATCGCGGCCTTCGCGTGCCGTGTGTATTGCTGAAGCGCGGGCGTGTCAGCCCATGAATAGACCTCGACCCAGGAAAGTTCGTCATCTTCCTGATACCAGCCAAAGGATTGCCAATCATTGTTTGCCGCGTTCCATTCGAACGAGGAATCCGTCCAGAGGGTCTGGAACCTGCGGGAAATGTTCGTCTCATCCGCGTGCTCGCGGACGTTGGACTGGAAGCTGACGAGCGGGATGAATTCGTCAAGCCGGTTGAGATCCAGCTCAAACGTGTCGTTGTAGGGGATGATCCGCTTGTGCTCGCGATCCAGAGAACCGACGAGCGCAGGTTGAACGATGAGGGCGTTGACCTCCGTCTGCGTGAAGCGCTCTGAGACGCTGGAGAATTCAGAGCCGAGCAGGAAGTTGAGATCACCGAAGGCTCCAGCCTCCGACAGCTCGACCTCTGAGATCGTCTCCTCGAAGAATTGCTCGAGCTGGTTGAAGTTTGTCCAGCTGTAGGTCGACAGCCAGGACTCGTCCGGAGGACCGCCGAGGTCGAACCACGATTCCGACTGCCAGTCGAGCTGATTGGCCCAGGTAAGTGTCGCGAACTCCCACTGACCGGACTGCACCTGCGCCTGCACGAAGCCGGTCGTGTGCTCCCGAAGGGTGCCCATCTGATTGACGAGCGGCAGGAACTCCGAGAGGCGATGCAGATCGAGGGTGAACTTGTCCTCGTAGGGGATGATCCGCTTGTGCTCGCGATCGAGCGAGGAGAGCAGGTTCGGCTGGAAGGAAAGGGTCGCGACGGTCGTCTGCGTGAACCGCTCCTCGACGACGTTGTAGAAGGAGCCGAGCCTGTAGTTGAGGTCGCCGAAGACGTTGTTGCCTTCGGACAGGTCCAGCTCCGCCTCGGTCTCCTCGTGGACCCTTTCGAACTGCGGGTAGGTGTTCCAGCTGTAGGTCGACAGCCAGTCTTCGGACTCGTTGATGACGTCGAACCAGCCGGGCTCGGACTGCCAGTCGCCAGCGGAGGCCCAGGTCTCGATCGCCGTCTGCCACTGGCTGGACTGGACGAAGGTCCTGTCGCTTGAGGTGGTGTGGTCGCGGGTGTTGCTGTACTGCTGGACCAGGGCCTTGCGCTCGGAGAGCAGCGTCTGATCGAGCCGGAAGATGTCGTCGTAAGCGAAGACCTTCCGCGTCTCGCCGTGCCGGACCATCTCGGCGTTGTCGCCGAGGTTGTGAGTCGAGGCCGAGTGGTCTGCCTCGGCGTCGGTGTTCCGCTCGAGGCGTTCGAGAATCTCCTGATATTCCAGGCGGGAGACGTGCTCGGAGAGGACTCCGACGCCTGTCTCTGAATCGGCCTCGCTGAGGACGAGCGGGCCGTCTCCGACCTCCACGACGTCCGTCGCTGGGAGGCAGGCGTTTGTGTCCCCGAGCTTCGCGTCCTGGTCGGAGAGATACATCCCCGCTTTGCAGAACTTGAGCGCCGGGGTGATCGCGTTGATCTTGTTGGCCCAGTCGAACGTCGCATCCCATCCGACCATCGCCCAGTCGGTCGCCCGCTGCCAGATCGGGCCCCACTCCATGAAGTGCATCCGGCTGATGCAGGCCTTGGCAACGTCCATGTGGAACGTCCGCCAGACCAGCTCGGACAGCTGGTTGAAGTCGAGGATCAGGCGGTCCTCATAGAAGCCCAGATCCGTCCGCTTGCGGTGCAGCGACGTGCCTGCCGTAAACGTCTCGGTGAAGGAATGGGTCCGCTGCAGCTCGCGCCCGAACGAGAGCTGAGGCCACGGGATCTCCCGGTCCTGCTCCAGGTAGACGCCCGTGTGATCACAGAGCCAGGAGCCTGTGCTCAGTCCGTGGTCGTCGAGCTTGAACCGGCGGAAGTCGTACCACCCGCCATAGATCCGGAACAGCCGCGAGCGGACCGGGGAGGACAGGCGGCTGACCTGCACCACGTTCTCGGTGAACTGCAGGCCGTTCGGGGCCTGGTCGAGGCCGAGCTGGAAGTCCGCCCATCGGATGCTTCCCCGCTCAGACTCCTCGATCTGCGCGTCGAAGCCGATCCAGCCGAGGGCAGTGCGGACGGCCGCGGGCGTGCCCCTGACGCGCTGCCACTTGACGCCCTCTCGAACCGCCTGGCGCTGGTCCGGGATGTAGGGAAGAAGCTCGCCCAGGCCGTACTCGAGGATGAGCCAGGGGATCACGTCGTCCTGGATGTCCAGGCGCTTGCCCGTCCGGATCTTCGGAGGCCCGGATCCGAGGCGGTTCAGGCTGTCCTGCGACAGCGACAGATCGCGCTCAAGCTCTGAGGCGTTACTCGGCAGAAGCGGCGCTTGGGTCATCGGTCATAACCGGCCAGGTTGATCGAGATGTTCCCCAGGGCGACGGCGGTCTTGTCGTCGATGTCGATGTCGTTGGCCGGGGTCTGCAGTTCGACCCTCTGCACGCCCGCGAGATGCAGGCGGCTGATCAACCAGCTGCGCGAGAGGTTCCATCCGAGGCCGCCTTCGGCGTCGAGCGCCGTCCGGAGCGATTCCTCCAGCCCGTTCAGGACCGCGGAGGAGGTGTCCGGATAGAGGTAGATGTCCGCGATGACATCGGTCTCGACGATGTTGCAGGTGATGGTCGTGACCGAGTCGGTGATGACCCTGACGTCGTCGGCCTGCATCTTCGTGTCGACGACCGACAGCAGCTGGCTGCTGGCTGTGCCCTCGCCTCCTGTTCCGATCGCGGCGAGCCGAACCTTCGGCCGGTAGGTGTCGTCCGTTTCAAGGTTGCCTGTGCCGGGGATGAGTTCCCGTGTGACGCCATAGAGAGCGCCGAGCGTGTCCAGAGCCGCGCCGCTGGCGAGGCGGATCTGCTGTCCCTCCTCGCTGAGGATCGCGACCTGGACCTCTCCGGCGTCAGGGCTGGTGACCAGCGCGTCACGCACCCGGTCGTCGGATGTCAGGGCCTGGTAGCGATACCAGGCGGCCCCACCGGCCGTTGAGGAACCCTTGATCCTTTCGATCACCCGTGACCGCAGGGCCGCGTCGGTCTCTCCCGAGGCCCGGGCCACGTCGTAGAAGTCCGCCAGGTTGTCCAGGTCCGTGCCTTCCGCAAGGCCGAGCAGCGTCGCCTTGAACGCGTCGTTGACGCGCTGGCGGAGCAGCACTTCGCGATAGGCGGCGACCTCAAGGAGCTTGATCGCGGGGTCCGAGTACAGCAGCGCGTCGAAGCCGGGGTGGCGTGTCTTAAATTCCGCGATCAGCTGAGCGAAGATTGCGTCGTAGGACAGCTCCTCGAGGATCGCGGGCTCTGGAAGATTGAGTCCGGTAACAGTCACAGAAGCCCTCCAATTCTCAGGTCTGTCAGAGTCACCTCCTGACCGTCAGGAAGGTAAGTGAAGGTCAGATCCATTACGACCTGTCCTGCGTAGATCTCCGTCAGATGCACCCGTTCACATCGTAGGCGGGGCTCCCACTTCGCCAAAGCGTCTACGGTCTCGGCCCTAATCGCCGCCAGCGTCGACTTGTTCGTCGGAGCGTCTACGAGATCAAGAATGTTTGACCCGTAGTCGCGACGCATGACGCGGGTCCCTTTCCTTGTCGTGAGGATGTCTGCAACGGACTGGCGCAGGTGGTCGACGCCTGAGAGCGTCTTGCCACTGGACCTGTTCATCCCTTGCATGGCATCGCCTCCCCTCTATTGATTCTAGTTCTGACAGTTGACGGAGATATTGCAATCGTCGCCCGCTTGTGCACCGTTTCCGTTCCTCTGCATTTGTGTTCCGAGTCCCAGCAGCGTCTCGATGTCGATGTTTCCGGCGTTCACTTGCTCGGAGATCATGTCCCCGGGTTGAATGCCACCCCTGAGAATCGCGTCCCAGTTCTCAACTAGATCGTCGCGCTGCCAGATGTTCTCGGCCAGCTCCGCGTCAGTGATGCTGGTGAACGCCCCGCGGATGCCGTCCATCATGCTTCCGCTCGTCGCCGTCGCGATGTCCACTGTTGAGACCGCGCCTGTCGAGTCCTGCACGCTCGCGCCCTGGGTTCCGCTGAGGTTGCCGATGAGGCCGCTGACGGTCCCTGCGAGCGAGGCCTGGTCCGTGGTCAAGAGTCCCGTGTTCTGCGCGACGCCGACCAGCTGGTTGATGTTGATCGAGCCGTCGTTGATCCAGCTCTGAACCGCCTCGAAGCCGTTGAAGGCGTTGTTGACGATAGTCCCTGCGGCCGCCGGAACCTCGAGGCCGAAGTCGCTGGCGATGTCCAGGGCGAAGCCAGCCATGCCCCATGGGTCCGTTGGGATGCCCTGCCCTGTTGGTATCGCCGCCGCGAAGCCCAGGACGTTCGACAGCTCTGGGAGCATGTTCGAGACTCCCAGCGCATCGAAACCGGCCCCGAGAATGTCGATCGGGATCGAGTCCACCAGACCGCCGACGTCGAGGATGCTGCCGAGTTCCGCCAGAGGAGCGAACTCACCGACGAGGTCGCCGAAGAAGCCGCCGAAGTCGCCGAAGGCCCCGAGCGCTTCGGAGAACGTCCCGAGGCCGAAGGTGCTGATTAGGCTCGCCGCGATTCCGAAGACGCCGCCGCCTTCGTTCAGCTCGATCGGATCGCCCAGGAGCTTGAGGACGTCGGTTCCTGACAGGTCCGACTTCATCCCCATGATCTGGTCGCTGCACATCAGCTTCCCAGTGACGTGGACCGTTCCGTCTAGCCGGATGAAGGGAGACTTGACGATGACCTGCCCGCAGGCGTGCGCGAGGATCGAGCCCGGCGTCTCTACCCGGACCGCCAGCGCTTCGTGGTCGTACTCGATCAGGGTGCCGTCTGAGAACAGCTTCCGGTAGACGGTCCCCCGGGGGTCGCCCAGGTCTCCGAACTCATAGCCCTCGGCCCTGTCTCCGAACGGGGCATCCTCAGGACGCATGAAGTTGACGGGCAGCACCTGACCGACGGCCAGCTCTCCGCCCGGGCAAAGCACGTAGACGGTGTCGCCTACCTGTGGCGGCTGCCAGCTCGACAGACCGGCGCGGCACGCGGACGAGGCTGGCTGCACCATGGGCAACCAGCCTGAGAGGAATGAGCCCTCCTGCCCTTCCGTACCGCCGAAGACGACGCGGACCCGGATCGCCTGCAGATCGACCTCGGCGACGACAGCCGTCCTGAGGGCGTTCTCGATGTTCCGTCCGTGTTCCGTTCCTTCGTAGTCCCCGACGCCGCCTGTCAGGCGGTTACTTCGCGGAACCTGAAAGCTCACGCTTCGCCAGCTCGAAGAAGTGACGGCAGACCAGAGGGACGTCGGTCGGATTCTCCAGATGAGTTGTCCCGGCCGCGTAGAACTTGGCGGCGAGATGCAGGACGCCCTGCTTATACAGGTGATGAGTCTCCGCGCCGGGCTTGCCGATGTATTCGTCGGCCTTCAGGCATGCGGCGTTGAGATACCTCTGCAGATCATCAGCCTTGGCTTGGCCTTCCTTCAGCTGCAGAAAACGAGACAGTTCAGTTCCGTTTAACGCGGGCTTAGGCGCGGGCTTCTTGGGAGGACAGGCGGGTGCCTCGTCCTGTTTCACTTCGGCCTCGGCCTTCTTAGTGCGACGGGTTGCCATCAGAGATCGACCTCCATTGTTGTGAATTCTACGGAGTCCTCAGGAATGTGAGATCTGAGGATGATTTTGTTGATTGTCGGAGACGGACAGGAGTCCGGGAAGTCCCGATCCCACATGCCGAAGTCGACGCCGAGCTTGTCTGTGATGTATGTGCATTCGTAGGTGATTCGAATGGCACCGAGAGGGATTTCACCCTCTCTGTCGACATCAAGCTCGGTGGCCGTCATCAAGAGTCGAGACGACTCAGCGTGCGCAATGTTCAGGCCGTCAAGTGCGCCTTCAATACCGTAGGCCATGTCGTCCAGGTCGTCTTCGACATCGTCGAGAGCCTCGAAGATTCCCTCCACGTTCAACGTCAGCTGACGCCTGAAGCTGCCGTCCCAATCCGACTTGTGCGTCGGTTCCGCCGTCTCCTCCTTCGCGGAGATCAGGATCAGCGGAAGCTCATCGGGAGTGATCTCGATTGAGCGGGATTTGTAGACACGATCCTCCGCCTTTGTCCAATACTCCTTGCGAAGAATTGGGGCGAGGTAGCCTTCGTCGCCCTCCGTCAGCGTGTAGTCGTAGTCGCTTGGATATGTCTGATCATCGACTGTCCTGATGTGCGTTGCGAGCCGGTCACGTATCGCCTCCCGGATCAGTCCTCGCGGGTGCGTGTGGCCCATTAGCTCACCTTCTGCAGCATCAATGTGAACAATGTGTGGCCGTCAGGCTGCGCGTCTCTGACTCTGTAGACGTGCCCGCGGACGGTTACGCGGTCATTTGTTTTCGGGGTGATGGGAAGGTCCCGAGCGTTCACGCCGAGGATCGGCTGCTGTGAACTCACGGGACCCCCAGTCTCCGGATCGAGCGCGATGTGCGCCGTCTGGAACATGCCTTTGATCTGCCAGGACTGATCGGCGCGGGTGTACGTGATGGCTTCACCCATCATGTTGATTCCGGCCTTCAGAGCCCTGTTGGCGAGATCGTTCAGCATCTATCAGGCGACCTTGTGGCCGATGATCTTCAGGTCAACGTTGTTGCCGTCGACCTTCACCACGTAGCCAACCGCAGGGTTGGAGGAGGTGGCGTCCAGCTTTTTGGTGCTGGAGTCGTAGTAGGCGATGTCGCCTTGGGCGAGAGAAGCGGCTGCTTCTTTCTCGAACTGGAACACACCGCGACAGGCGATGGATCCGGTCTTGCCGGACTCGATGTCAGCAACCGCAACACCGACGATGTTGCCCTCGATCACCAGCGCACCGCTGCTGTAAGCAGCGGAGGCCAGCACGTCGAGGTTGTTGCCCTTTTGAACGTAGTTCTTCATGGGTTAGTCCTCAGATTGGGGGCGTCTATCAAACGCCGGTTGAGCGGTAGAAGCCACGGTGATTCAGCAGCGTGGTGCCGAAGTCGAGGCGAGCGTAGATGGTCACGCCATCAGGATCGCGGCCTTCCAGGGTGTCGATCTGAGGGCCAGCTTCTCCTTCAAGAGAGCCGACGGCGATCATGTCCACCTGATTGGGATTGGCGGTCACGTAGAACTTCTGTTCGGAGTCGTCATCGAGGCGAGGCTCGACGATCAGGCCCATGCTGTTGCTGAAGATGTTGACATCAGCGGTTGCGTTCGGGGTGACGCCGGTCAGGAATTTCTGAGCGGTTGTCTCCAGAGCGGCCGGAACGATCATGAAGCTGGGAGTCAGGTTGACTCGGTTGCCAGCGATGTCGGTCTGGGTGCGCAGGGCCTTGCGGGCTGCGGAGATGGATGCCTCAGCAATGGCACCTGAGCCGGTGTTGCTGTGGTCGGCATGGAACAACGCTTTGCTGTCGTAGGACATGGCGGCGTTGCCGGTGATCAGAGCCCACACTTGGTTGCTCTCGAAG